CTTGCTTCGGCAAGGCAACACTCTATGGAGGCACAACAATGACTGATGAAAATCAGGTAAATGATGTAACTGAGACATCTGAAAATAATTCTCTGGATAGTAATGAAAATCGTGGCTTTTCTCAAGATGAAGTCAATCGTATCGTAGCAGACCGTGTAGCACGTGAACGTAAAAAGTTCGAGGGCTTGGATGTTGACGAATACAAGACTTTGAAACAAGCAGAGGAAGACCGCATTTTGGAACAACAGAAACAAAGAGGTGAGTTTGAAAAGATTTTGAAAGAACAGGCTGAAAAGTTTAACAGTCGTATTCAAGAACTTGAAGGCACACTGAAAAAAGAAAAAGTAGATGGAGCGTTATTAAATGCGGCATCGAAAAATAAATCTGTTGCGCCTAATCAGGTCGCAGACCTATTGAAGAACAGGGTTCGTTTGAACGAACTAGGACAGTCGGAAGTTGTTGATGACAACGGCACACCGCTATATAAAGATGATGGTTCTTCATTCGGGGTTGATGATTTGGTAAAAGATTTTCTTGCTAAAAACCCACACTTTGCGGCACCTAGTGCATCGGGCACAGGAAGTGAAAGCAGAGTTGGAGGCGGTAAGGGTTCGGGAGAACTCGACATTACAAATTTGGATATGAGTAATCCAAAAGACCGTGCAAAATATGCTGAATGGAAAGCAAAGCAACGGTAAGTATAACGCCAGTATAGGAGAATTACAATGGCTAACATCACAAAAGTAGCAGATTTAAACGATCTGTTTAATAACATTATTGTCGAAGCACAATACACAGCACAAGAAAACGCAATTATGCGTCCACTAGTAAATATGGTTCCAGTAGCAAACGCTGTTGGTAACGTAGTTCAGATTCCAAAGTTTGGTCTAATGACAGTAGAGACAGGTTCAGAAGGTGCTGACCTAACAGGTTCAGACCTAGAAACTTCAACAGCGGCAACAATCACAATGGCAGAACGTGCGGCAATGACTCTACTAACAGATGACGCAGTAGAAACAATGCCAAACTACAACCTAGCGGCAGAAATCGGTCGTATTCTAGGGGACCAAATGGCAGTTCAGTATGACCTAGATGTTATGGAAGAATTCGCAACATTCACAGGTTCATCAAATGCGGCGTTCGGTTCATCAACTGCTAACGTTGAACTAACAGCAGACGTTCTGTTTAAAGCGGCAGCAGAACTACGTTCAAACAAAGCACGTGGTCAAATGGTTGGTGTATTCCACCCGAAAGCAGTTTACAACCTGAAAAAGCAACTTTCTAACGCAGGTGCGACAGAACTAGGCGCACTATCAAATATCGGTAATACAGCATTGTCAACAGGTCTAGTTGGCTCAGTAGCGGGTATCACAATCTTTGAATCAACAACACTATCAGACGTAACAGACACAGTAGCAGATGACGGTGCTATCGGTGGTGTATTCACACTAGACGCACTAGGTGGTGCTATGAAGCGTGATACACGTCTAGAAACAGAGCGTGATGCTTCAAAACGTGCGACAGAAATCGTAGGTTCAGCAGTATGGGGCTTCAAAGCAGTTAAACCAGAAAACGGTGTAAAAGTCTATACAGATATCGCACTATAATATTTCTGAAATAATAGAGAGGGCAATTACGCCCTCTCTTACTGCTTGGGAGAACGCTAATGGCAATGTCAACAGATGACAATCTAATCGAATATCAACCAGACATCCTAGATTATGGTATTGATGAATTCACAGATTATCACGACAAAGCACGTGATGATATCCTACGCCGTTTGCGAACAGAATGGTGGGTTCGTGGTAAGAACTTCAAAGTGGAAGTAGGTTCAGTAAGAACAACTTATGCTCTTGAAATGGATGACTCTAAACTAGACGAAACACAGTTCACAAAATGTGCTGTGTATCTTGTTTTATGCGAGTATGTTTTACCACAACTAACAAAATGGAATGCTACAGGTGACGAAGACAAGTTCCAAGTTATGATGAATCACTATCGTAAAAAGTATGATGCGGAGTTCAACCAAATCTTACAAGACGGTGTGCGCTATGATTATGACTCAGACGGTACTGTTGAAGACATCGAAAAGCAACCATTCCACTCACGTAGGATGATTCGCTAATGCGTGTAAATGTCCGTAAAGCACAGCGTGAATTAAATGCACTTAAATCACGTATAAAACGGTCAATCCCTAAAGCTCTAAATAGAAGTGGGGAAAAGACTGTACAGACCATTGTTGAGAGAACTCAGAGAGGCATTGGTCTGAAAGGTGCTTTTAAACGATACTCATCTGAATATGCTGATTATCGTTCTAAGATGGGCAGAGGTAATAAACCTGATTTGAATTTTAGTGGGCGTATGCTTTCTAATCTTGGTGTTGAAAGAGTAAACTCTAACAAAGTTAAAGTTGCTTTTGGACGAAAAGAAGAAGAACGCAAAGCCAGATTCAATCAGAAAACAAGACCATTCGTTGGGGTAAGACCAGCAGAAGTCAAGTTTATAACAGATGCGTTTCGCAGACAGTTTGAGAGAGACATAAAATGAGCAAGACTAGTTACAGAGAGAATATCGCAAAAGACTTGGTTAAAACACTTAAAGCTATCAAAGCAGTTAAGTATGTAACCCGTGATGTTTTCGAACCAGATGAAATTAGTGATGCTCAAATCCCAGCCGTGTTAGTACAATCGGGTTCAGAGTTAAAATCTGATATTCATATGGGCTATTCACGTGAGGGGACAATAGAATACATTCTTACAGGTTTCGTTAAAGGAAAGTATCTTGATAGTGCAAGAAACTCACTATTAGACGACATCGAAGAAGAACTATATAAAGATGTATCAAGAGGTGGATATGCCATTGATACACTTGTTACGGAAGTCAACACCGACGAAGGTGTTTTATTTCCAATGGGTGCTATACAGATTATTGTTCGCATTCAGTATATTCACACTAAAGGTGATTTAGACAAAGACTAACAGGAGAAAACAATGGCAGTCATTACAGGTAAAGACGGGAACGTAGCAATCCAAACAGACGCAACTGGCACAACACCAGGAGCAACTTGGGAAAACGTTCTACAAATTACATCGTGGTCAATCTCAATCGAGGCAGACACACTAGAGTTCACATCATTCGATTCAGGCGGATGGAAAGAAAACAAAGGTTCACTACTTTCTTGGAGTGGTTCAATCGAAGGTTTCGCAGATTCAGTATCTACAAACCCACTAAATGATATTGTAGCAGGTTCTACTATTTGGGTTCAGTTAGACGAAGGTGGAACTGGTTCAGGTCGTTATTACGGTAAAGCGGTTGTAACATCGAAGAACGTAGAATCTTCAACAGCAGAACTAGTATCAGTTTCACTAGACGTAACAGGTACTGGTGAATTAGATATGGACGGAACAGTTCCAGCATAAGAGGTAGATAATGAGTGTAATAGCAAATGCGAAGGGGCATTTTAAAACAAAACTAACAGACAAACTTGAGTCAATCGATGTTCCTGAATGGGATACAAAGATTTACTACAAGAACTCTGCATCATTAAAACAAACAGAAGTGGTCGTTGCGCTTCATCGTGAAAACAAAATGGCAGAAGCATTGGTTCAAACACTAATCACACGTGCTTTAACCGAAGATGGTAAACCAATGTTTACTATTGCTGATACATTTGACTTGATGAATAGCGTAGACCCAGAAGTTGTTACACGAGTTGCTACCCATATTTTGAATAGTGAACCATCACAGGAAGATGCTGAAAAAAACTAGCAA